TTTGGAGCAGACGGCGCGGTATCGGGAGGGGCGTCGGGTTGAGATTGCTGCCAGGCAGCGGGCTTACTATCAGAGAACTCTTGTGGAACGACGAGCCTATGAGGTTAGCCGTCAGGAATCCAGGAAAGTCTACAACAAGGCTTGGCGTGAAGCTCATATCATAGAGGTGACGGAGAGAGTGGGGCGATGGCGTGCCGAACATGCCGATGAGCTATGTGTTGCACGCAAGGTATGGTATCAAGAGAATAAAGAGTTATCGGCGGCTAGGTCACGAGCTTATCAATCCACCCATAAAGAGCAAATGCGGGAGGCTTCTAGGCGATATTTGCAGACCCCAGAGGGCAAAGCGAAAAATCGGCGAGGCGTGCATGTTAGGAAGGCTCGGGTACGAGCAGTCTCCCACACCTTTACAGTCAGGGACTGGATGGCTGTATTGCAGCAGTTCAACCATCGTTGTGCCTATTGTGGTGCGGCTGATGTGCCGCTAGAGCAGGAACACATTGTCCCCTTGGTTCAAGGCGGTGGATATGTGGTGGGCAATATCGTGCCAGTATGTGCGAGGTGCAATTCCAGCAAGCACACAGCGAGCTTTGCAGAATGGGTCGCTGGCCGAGGCGCGGCGTTTGTGGACACGAGAGCGATAGAGAGGGTGCAATCTTATAGGCTAGGAGTGCTGGGTGAAGCCTAAGCAGATGTGCCATCACCCCCAATGGGAACCGACGGCTGAGAACCAGTCGAGGCCAGAACCAGCACCAGTGCTGTATAGCTGTGAGTGTGGGGAGAACCATATCTGCCCAGTCTGTGGCTGGGGGGCGAGTAGCTATCCCTGCTCGTGTATGAGGACGTGGCACAGGGGTATTCTTGGAGAAGCCCAGGGAGGCGGGCCAAATGGATAAGAATGATGTGATGGTCGTATTCTCTGCGTCTGTGCCACCGCTTCAGGGATGGATACGCATATCAGGTGATGGTGGGGCACGCATTCAACTGGATGTGCCGGATACAGACCTGGCTGATGTGCTCAAGCTGATACTCTGGCGCGACAAGGTGCTCAGAGTGACGGTGAGGCCAGTACGGGAGTAGGCGTGGACTACACGACAGAGCGGATGCGCAAGGTTGCTTGGATACATAGCGGCACTGAAGCGGGGTGAGTGCCTATAGATGGATTAGGGATGGGTTGCGGAATGGTTACGGAAGCATTGCGGAACTTGAAGGAACGGGAATTGGCCTATGTCCAGGCACGGGCCACAACGACCACGATCAAGGAGGCGTGCGAGATAGCGGGCATCGCCCCCCGCACCTGGGACTACTGGCCGAGAGAGCGCCGCGACCATCTCAATGCTCTGGCCATGGACTACAAGAGTAGCGCGGTTGAGCGGGCACTGGAAGCCCTACAGGACAAGGTGCCAGAGCTTTTGGAAGGGCTGCTTGGATTGGCGAAACAGAGCCGCGACAAGCGCCTGAAGCTCAGTGCGATAAAGGAGTCCCTCGACCGGACTCTTGGCAGGCCAAAGCAACGCATCGAGGCCGAGGTCTCGGGTCGGTTGCGTCTCATAGAGGAGATTGTTTCTGCCAGTGATGGACACGATTCAGGTACAGCTCCACCGACAACAGTATGAGTTCATTCACGGCGAGGCGCGGTATCGCGGCTTCGCCTCTGGTCGTGGGGGTGGCAAGACCTGGGCCGGGGCCTATGACCTGATAGTGAGGGCAGAGGCCGACCGGCTGTATGGCATGTACGCACCCTCCTACCCGATGCTGCGCGACTCGACGCTGAGGACGTTCCTGGAGTTGGCACGTGGGTTTGGTGTCTTGGCCGACCTCAACCGCACGGAGACGCGGGTAACGCTAACCAACGGGGCTGAGATCCTGTGCCGCTCACTGGACGACCCAGAGCGTGCGCGTGGCCCGAATCTGAGCGGTGCTTGGATAGACGAGGCCAGCCTAGTGCCCCGTGCCGCATTCGACATCATCATAGCGTGCCTCCGCCAGGGTGGGCGGGCGGGGTGGCTCTCGGCCACATTCACACCGAAGGGCAAGCAGCATTGGACATTCGAGGTGTTTGGTCGAGGGGGGGCGGACGTAGAGCTGCTCCAGTGTCCCACCAGCGCGAACCCCTTTGTGCCAGCGGAGTTTGTGGAGAGCGTGCGCAGCCAGTACACGGAGAGTTACGCACGGCAGGAGCTCGGCGGGCTGTTTATAGATTTGGAGGGTGCGATTGCCAAGCGGGTCTGGTTCGAGATCCTAGATTCCGCACCCAAAGCACAGTTCCGCGTCCGGGGTTGGGACCTGGCCGCGACAGAGAAGAAGCTGGCGACGGACGACCCGGACTGGACGGTGGGCACACTCATAGCGAAGGCGAATGGTCGGTACTACGTCGAGGACGTGGTGCGGGCGCGGGTGGGGCCTGGGGGCGTGGACGAGCTGATACGCTCGACGGCGAAACAGGACGGTTACGGTGTTTGGGTACGGCTGCCGCAGGACCCGGGTGCTGCTGGCAAGCTGGCCCTCAATGCACTGGTCAAGGCACTGGCAGGCTATGTGGTGCGCAGTGGCGCGGTGACGGGCGACAAGGTGACAAGAGCCATGCCGCTTCTGGCGCAGGCGCAGCATGGCAATGTTAGCCTGGTGCGTGGCGAGTGGAATCGGGCGTTTCTCGACGAGGTTTGTTCGTTTCCCGTGGGCGGACACGACGACCAGGTAGACTCAGCCAGTGATGCCTTCAATGAGCTGGTCAATGTTCTGCCGCCGATGGTGCCGGCCCGAATCCGGTGGGGGCGGGTAGGTAGCTGATATGGCACATTGGATATGTGAGTTGTGTGGTGAGGGCTTCAGGCGGGAGAAGAACGGTAGGCAGAGCACTAACCGCTTTTGTAGTCAGCGATGCTATCACGATTGGCGGAAGGCTCATGGCGTGACCGCTGGGCAATTCGAGAAGGAACATACGCCTTGGAACAAGGGAATGGACGCGGTGCTACCTCAAGCGAAGTTGGACCAGCAGCGAAAGGCAGCATTAGCTTACCATTATCGGCATCGGGACTCAATGTTGGTTCAAGCGAGGCGATACTACGCAGAACACCTAGATGAGATACGCGCACGAGCCAGGAAGTGGAGACAAACGGAGAGGGGGCGTCTGGTTTGTCAATTGAAGACGGCAAGGCGCACCGCCCTAAAGGCAGGCTTGTTGAGCACGCTTACTGAGGCTGAGTGGCAGCGGGTTGTGACCCACTTCGGGAGCTGCTGTGCCTACTGTGGGGCTGACGACATCGCTTTGGCACAAGACCATGTAATCGCCCTGGTGAATGCTGGGGGGTACACCGCAGATAACATAGTGCCGGCCTGCAAGCGGTGCAACTCCAGCAAGCATAACATGGCCTTGGAAGACTGGGCAAGTGGCCGGGGCGCAGGGTTTGTCTTGCCAGATGCGGTGGCCAGCGTCAGGGCGTATCTGGAGATAGTGGGGGCGACAAGTTGATGGCTGACGTGGAGGAGGCCCGCAAGCGCGAGGACGAAACCCGTAGGCGCGACCTGGAGTTTGCGCGCGAGGTATGGAGAGCACTGTGGATCGTGCTCGATGCGCTCGCAAAGAGGTGGGGGTTCGGCTTTGAGGGTCCACTGGAGAAGAGAGTCAAATGAGCACGTACTATGACGGATAGCGGCATCTATCAGATCAAGAATGAGATGAACGGGAAGTCCTACGTCGGTAGCTCTGCAAACGCTCCGCAAAGATGGTGGCAGCATGTTTGCGACCTTCGTCATGGGCGGCACCACAATCAGCGCCTGCAGCACGCCTTTGACAAATATGGCGAGTCAGCATTTGTACTCTCTATCCTGGAGCATGTTGAGGATTCTACGCAACTTGTCCTACGCGAGCAACATTATCTCGACACTCTGAGGCCAGAATACAACATTCACCCTATCGCAAGAAGCCCGCTCGGGGTTCGGCGATCCTTAGAGACGCGTGAGAAGATGAGCGAGGCACGTAGGGGGAAACATCCCAGTGTAGAGACACGCGCGAAAATTAGCAGGGCACTCCAGGGGTGCATTGGGCCTAACTACGGAAAGCAGTTCAGCAACGAGACACGCGCGAAAATGAGTAAGGCGTGGACTCCTGAACGCAGGCAAGCACTGAGTGAGAGGATGCGAGGCAACGATTTTGCGAGAGTAAGCAACGCGTGAAAGTATAGCTAGAACGAACAATTGGATACGGCCTATATGACCTAGTGTCCTAACGGCCCGCGTTTCACGGCTACGCCAACAAGGCCCGCCGTGGGGAGCGGGCTTTTCTTTTGGCTCAACAGAATCAGCAGGAGAACAGGCTGATGGCGTCTGACGAATACCCAAACATCCAGGCGATCCAGGACGATCTCCAGTCCGAGTGGGCGGAACGCGATCTGATGATCGACGAGATGAGACAGCTCAGGTTCATGGAGACGGCCATCGACGTACCCGTTGGCATGGAGACCGAGATCGTCAAAAGCCCAATTGCGCATCAAATCGTCGAGCGCATGGTCGGCACGCTCACCGCAGACCCACTAACCATCAGCGTGCCGCCCGGCAGCGAGCAAGCAAAAGCACAGGAGCAGTCCTCTGTGATGGAGAAGTTTGCTCTAGCTGCTGTCAACCAACTGGAGAAACAGGGCGATGAGGACGTAGTAGACAAGTTCGTGGAGACGCTGATCGCCGATGGACATGGGTGCCTGCGGATGCTCTACGCCGCCCAACTCTGGGGTGGATTCCCTCGCCGCAACCGCAAAGGCCAGGAACCCGAGGCCGACTACAGCCAGCGCGCTGAAGAGTGGAAGCGCGGCAAGCCCCTTCCGATAGCCTGGACCTACTGTGATCCCCAGACAGTGTACCCGATGTGGGGCGACTATGGCCTGTACGGTATCCTGGAGGTAGATGAGCGGCAAGTGTTGACCCTGGACTCTCAGAGGCAGAAGTGGAACGCGGAGAAGCCCGACCTGGAGCGCCTGAGTCGCAGCAAGGGCAAGACGGGTAGCTCGGTCACGTTCCAGCAGTGGTGGACTCCCGATAGTCTGACCTATGCCGTCGAGGGCCAGGTGGTTCATCACACCAAGCATAGATATGGTACACCTCCCTACGCCTATGCGTTGGGTCTGTCCACGGCTTCACGAGACCCGAAGTATATGGCCCTCTCCGTGTTGTACCCTGTCAGGCACCTAATTCCCTACCTAGACCGCGTGCTCTCGCAGAAAGCCAGCGCGGTGCGCATGTGGTGCTGGCCGACAGTCATCTTCAAGCAGCTCATACAGCAGGTACTAAACCCTGACGGCACGTCGGTTCCGCGCGAGATAGAGATAACGCCTGGCAAGATGGTGACGCTCTACGAGAATGAGGACATAGGCTTCCTGACCTGGCAAGGGAACGGCCCCGACGCTGACGAGATGATACAGCTCGTGACCAACATGATAGAGCGGGCTGGTCTCGCCGACTCGATGTACGGGCAGAGTAAGGGAGACAGCGGCTACGCCATCAACCAGCTCATCGCGGCAGCCCGGATGCGCTACAAGCCCATCGTGGCTCACGCTGAACGGGCACTTGAGTCGCAGATATGCTGCCTGTATGACATTATCGAGTACCAGCTCAAACAGGTGCTCCACGTCTATTCCTATGGCAAGACTGGAGGTTGGATCAGCCTTGGCCCCGATGACCTCAAGGGCTACCGACAGGTAAAGGTCAGCCTCAACCCGCTCATGCCTACGGACACCTATGCGCGTAGTAGTCAGGCACTCAACGAAGTTCGCGGTGGGCTGAGAAGCCGGTCAAGCGGGATGGAGATGATTGGCATTGAGCAGCCCGACGAGGAGATGCGTGAGATTCTGAGGGACGGCTGGCGTGCTCGGCCAGAGGTCGCGCAGTTCATGGCGGCAGAAGCGGTGAAGCGTGCTGGCCTGAAGCTGGCCCAGGGGGGCTTGGGCATGAGCAAGCTCCAAGGCGCGTATCCAGAGCTAGCTCCCAGTTTCCAGCAGTTCATCACGGGGCAACTCAACGCCGTGGCCCCGGCGGGTCAGACGGCGGAAGGGATCGGAATGGCCCCGGCGGGCCAGGTGGCGCAGGGCATGGGGACAGCTCTGGGGCAAGGGGCGCAGGGGATTGGAGTGGCTCCGCAGCAGACAGCCCAGCCGTTAGGGGGCGTCCCAGGACAAGGGGCGCAGGCAACACCACAGCTTAGCCCGCAACTGATGCAGGCTATTCAGATGTTAGCTCAAAAACTCGGCGTACAGCCGCAGGTGCTCCTACAGCAACTCATAGCCTATGCACAGCAGAAAGGGATCCCGCTTGAGACGCTTGTGCAGATGTTGCTCCAACAGGTTATGGGTGGCCAACAACAGGGAGCGCCGCAACCGCAGGGGATGCCACAGGGAACGGCTGTGATGGCAGCTCCGGGGGTACAAGCAGCACCCGCGCCGCCGAGAGTGGGGCCAGTCGTTAGGCCATCAGGAATTGCGACGGGCAGGGCACCGGGGACAAGAAGGAGGGGGGCAGAATGAGTCTAACTGACAACAGTAGAGTCGTGGTGGAGATGGGCGTAGAGGAGCTTGATTTCCTGGGAGAGTTCCAGGAATACCTGCTCGCTTGTGGGCATCGGAGCGGAGCATACACATGGGGTGATGTCCTAGAGGCTTATGTGCGCGCTAGGGAACATTACTCCCTACCAGGGGGCGTCAATCTCGTCATACCGCAAGGGCTAGGAGCGGGGCCAGTGGGTGGGACTATACGGCTTCGGAAGTCTAGTTAGAGGGGGAAAGCATGGCTAGATGTCCCAATTGCGGGGGTAGGTTACGGCTCTACTACGACGATCTGGGAGCGGTTGTGGAGTGTGCTTCTGCACCCCAATACAAACCCGAGTCTCGGGAGGGATGTGAGTGGGGGCTGCATCTACATTATGACTGCACGCCCTGGCGGACTGACCTGCTAGAGGCCCTGGAAACTGCCCACCAGAAGCTCATTGATGACGCTCCTACTGTCACCAAGTATGGCACGGCCATCGGCGACGAAGAGGACAACGCGCAGTGGTGGAGAGACAACACCGGCGAGGAATCGTGGTGGGGGGAAGACCGCAAGGCCAGAAAGAGAGAGATGGCTGATGCCCGTGACCAAGTGCAGTAACGGCAAGTGGCGCATCGGGAACGGACCCTGTATGTACACCAGCCAGCAAGCTGCCGAGCGAGCGTACAAGGGCTATCTCGCCACCAGGCGGCAGAAGAAGCGCAAGTAGCCATGCGTGATTTACAGAACGAGCTAGAAGAGATGCTGAACGGCTTTGTAGAGGAGTTGCTGGACGCAGTCAGCTCTATGCCGGAGGCGGCGCAGCCGTTTGCCTCGGTCAAGCTCTCTCCGGAAGAGCAGATGCAACGCTACCAGGAGATTCGAGAGAGTCCTGAACAAGTGGCGCAACTATTCAGGGAGCGAGGGTGGGAGAGCGCGATAGATTACGGCCTGAGTATGGAGAGGCGATTCAAGGAGCGCGAGAATGCCACAGTTGAATAGTGCCGTACTACAGCAATGGCTTCGGAACATGTATCCCCAGGGAGCGGGTCCAACGCCTCAGCCGACGGTTCCGCTCAGGCGGCCGACGGCAGGGCCTGCGGCTATCTCGCCGCTGTTTGGTGGCGGGACGTTGCCCACAGGTGGCACGCTGCCCCCCGTGGCCCCGGCTTCGGGCAGAGGCGTAATGGACCCCTGGGCGCTACGGGCTACGGGCCAGATGCCCACCGTACAGCCAGGAGTAGCACGACAGATACAAGACTGGGCGCAGCAGCAACAGGCCCAGAGCCAGATGACGCGGCAGCTTCAGACGATGGCTCCTGGCGTGCCCAAGGAAGACCTGTGGACTATGTATAGACGCCAGTTGGGATTGGAGCCAGGTCTACAGGAGCCTATGTCCGAGTATCAGCAGGAGATGATGGCCTTCAATCGGATACAAGAGTTGCGTTTGAGAGAGCAGATGGGGGCAACCCAGGCGTACCAGCAGCAAACGCTGGCTCAATCCTCTCAGCAAGCCGCAGCCTCACAAGCGATTCAGTGGGCACAGATGGAGGCCCAACGCCAGGCAGAGGCCGCGCAGTTGGCCCAGAGGAAGCGCGAGATGGGGGCGGGGATTGGACAGGGGATAGCACAGATGCAGGCTCAAACTTGGGCGCAGGGGATGCCATACGCGTTGCCCAAGGGGACGATGTTCGCTCCGGGGTTTGAGCCAGGGGGCGCGGCAAGTGCGCTGGCGAGGATGGGGGGCGCGAGATACACGCCGCAGGTGCTTGCCCCGACTCCTGCACCGAGTAGGAAAGAGATGGAGTCGTGGATCGCGGACGCGATAGCGAAGTTCGGCGGAGGGTAGACGATGCCTTATGACGTTTCAGGCAACTACTATGAGATTCAGCCAGACGGGTCAGTGATTTACAAGAACCCGCCTGCACCTGCGCCTGCTCCTACGCCACAGGCCGCGAGCTATGTGCAGCCCACGACAACCCCCACTTCTCAGGCTGCGCCAGCGACTACCGGGGGCGAAGTCTATGGCGGCTATGCCTGGATACAACAGCTTCTCGATGCGCTGACGCAAGCGGCTGGTCTAGGTCAACAGGCCCAACTCGCCACTGGGTACGTTCAGCCGACGACTACGCCGCCTACCAACGCTGACGCGCTACAGGCGATCTATGAGGCTAAACCAAAGCTGCAAGCTCAACATGCAGAGAAGTATCCCAACTGGTCGGTGACGAAGTACATGCAGCATTGGCTAGAGGAGACTGGCGAGCTAAGGGAGGGGAGAGAGTGGACGGACGAACTCACAGGGCTTACATACGTCAACACAAAGGTCCTGTCTCCTATCGAGTTCGCCATCAGCCACGGAATGATGGAGCCTTTTGGGGATCGTGAAGACTGGGGCGCAAAGGCCACGGGTGAGGTGCCAGAGGGCACGGTCACGCCCTGGGGGCGATGGCCAGAGAAGGAGAAGACGCTAGCGCGAGAGGCATACGAGAAGGGACTTGAGCAGTGGGATAAGCAGTTCCTGCTTGACCAAGGTCTCACCGAGGCACAAATAAACCAGATTCAGGAGAGCATAAAGCTCAACCGCGACCAGTACGACCAAAGCGTGATAGAGTCAAACAGGAACTATCTCCGCGCTCAGGGCCTAGACGATGAGGATGTGCGGCGCTGGGAGGCGGGTCAAGAGCAACTGAAGGATGCAACCGAAGAAGACAAGCGGCGCTGGAACGAGAGCTTTGCCAGGGAGGTGGGGCTGGACGAGGAGGCCACCCGCCAGTTCAATGAGCAGATGACCCTCTCCTACTACGCGGCTGACCAGGCACAGAGCCAGTTTGAGACGGAGCAACTGAGGCTGGCGGGCCTGGGCGAGCAAGCAGCCTATGAGTTCCAGCAGACCCACAACCTTGCCGTACAACAGTTTGAGCGGGGTGGCTACCAGTGGGGGGTGGAGACTGCATTGGGTGCACAACAGCAGGCTCACCAGCAGCGCATGGAGGAGTTGGGGCTTCTTGCCACTCAACGAGGTCCAGAGAACTGGCTACAGTATTCGGCATTGCAGAGCGCCCTGGGAGCGGGGCCACTTCCTGCTTGGCAGCAGGCTTTGATGCAGCAACAAGGACAGGAGTACGTGGCTCCGCAGGCTGAAGGCGTGGAGTTTGGGGGGCCAGCAGCACCGACCTGGGGACAGCAGTACCTACTGCCCCAGCAGATGCAACCAGCAGAGTGGTACGGTATGGAGCCCTCTCAGCAAGCGATGCTCCAGGGCCTCGTAGAGTCACCACAGGCCATTGGCGGGTACGGAGGATATTGGCCTGACTGGATGAATGCTATGAGTCAGAGCTGGGCGACTGGTGGCCCTATCACGGGCATCTCGCAATGGGGTGGATAACGATTCATGCCAACTGACACAACGACAAGGGAAAAGCGGCGGCTCTACAACCAGAAGTGGTATCAGGAGCACAGAGAACAGCGCCTACTTTATATGGAGAGGTATCGTAGAGAACATCCAGAGAGAGTTCGAGCATCAGAACGGAAGTGGCGGGAGGCGCACCTAGACGAGTGCCGAGTACGCCAGCGTGCTTACTACGAGGCTCATGGAGAGGAACTTCGTGCAGGGGCAAGGGAGTATCGGCATGCTCATAAAGAGGAAGTGAATGCGCGCAGCCTAGAATACTACTACCAGCACAAGGAGGAGTGCCAAGCACAAACGCGCAAGTATCGGGAGGAACATGTAGACGAGCTACGAGCTTACGGACAGCAGTATCGTCAGACGGACAATGGGCGCACAATCCACTTACGGAGCGAGAACAAGCGACGCGCGAGAAAGGCTGAGTTGTCTGCCACGCTTACTATTGCTGAGTGGGAAAGCACTTTGTCCTTTTTCGAGAATCGGTGTGCCTACTGTGGTGTCGGTGATGTTCCTCTGCATCAAGAGCACATTGTGGCTCTGGCCGCTGGTGGCGGCTATGTGGCGCAGAACATAGTGCCGGCCTGCAAGCGGTGTAACTTGAGTAAAACCAGCACACCTCTTGCTGAGTGGCTGACTGGTCGTGGTGCGGCGTTTGTCTTACCAGATGCCATCTCCAACATTGAGGCATACATAGGGAGTGTAGAGACAGCCCAATGAAATGGTATCAATGGGAGTCAGAGGAAGAGCATAGAGATCGCCAGCGGCGTGGGGGGCCGACGCTTCAGCCACAGCCTGCCTACGCACCGCCGCAGCCTACCATTGCGCCAACACCACAGCCTGCGCCTATGCCGCAGCCAGCACAACCCGGCGGCCTGCAAGTTCCCCCTTGGGCCTCTCAGCTCTGGCAGAACATCCAGCAGCAGGCACCCCAAGCGTTGCAGCAGTTTCGCGAGCAGGTGCCGAGTTATCGAAGGGTCCTTGAACCGATACTGGGTACGGCAGAGATAGGGGCCAGGATGCTCGGTGGCGTGACAACGCCAGAGCAAGTGCAGGCCGAATACACTGCGCGAATGCGGGAATGGGCACAGCAGCCAACGGTGCAGGTTGGGCCGTTCCCGACAACCGGAGGCCCCGCACAACCCTGGGCGCAGATGGCAGCAGCCCAGCCTGTGACGCAAAAGGTTCTGGATGTAGCGCACCAGGTCTTGGGGACGCCCTATCGGGCACTAGGCCAGCCTGTTATGGGGGCAACTTGGGGTGCGGCGACAGGGCAGATACCCCAGGAAGAGTTCGCCACAAGGATGTCGTTGTTCGGAGCAATGGGGCCTCTAGCCTTTCTGCATCCTCTCGATGCCCTAAAAGACCCCAGCGAGATACCGCATCAAGTCAGGGAGACCTGGGAGAAGTACACGCAGATACAGCAAAAGGCGAATCCCGCTTGGCAATTCTTCTCTGGGATTGTAGCTGATCCTTTGACCATCGCTGCCATAGCACTGTCGGGGACCCCAGCAGGTGCCCCTGTCACCATCGCCAGGCGAGCCGCGTACACTCTCTACGCTGCTACCGCTTCACCTGAAGAGCTGCTCCAAGTGGCAGTGACTCAGGGCCTGTTCGCCGCTGGTGCTTCCATTGCCAAGCAGTTGGAGATAACGGACAAGTTTCGCTGGGCCTATCGCATTGCTGGCCGTGACCCCCGCGATGCCGCCTATGACGAGTATCTGACGCAGGTAGGTAAAGTCGCCAAGGACTTCCCCGGAGGCCCAGAGCAGGTGCGGACAGTTGGTCGTGCCGTCTTCTATGGAGAACCATGGCCCGAAGACGTAGACCCACAATGGTCGGGCCGCATGATGGCTGGAGCTAATGGTGCCATAGAGCAAGCGACCTTGCGGCAGGCGGCAGCCATGCGTGCCATTGAGTATATTGACCCCCAACTCAACTGGCTGGGACAGCTGCTCAGGAAGTGGAGCGGTGGAGTCGCCCCAGAAGGGGTTGAGCCAGCAGTGCCCCCGGCGATTGGAGCTATCCCCGCTGACGTGCAGAGAGAGGTGGCAGAAGGTCTCGGCGAGACCTACCGGGTGAGCACTAGCCCGCAGGACATCGCGCAGTACAACGCAGAGCAAGGCGGCCTGGGTGGGGCTTTGGAGCGCATAGCGCAGCGCATGAAAGACCTCGGCCACGGCTTCCTGGGCGATGTGCTCAGGGGCGAGGTTGGTGCGGTAGTACCCGAGGAGCTAGTGCCGGGGAAGGCGGAAGTACCAAGCCCGATGCGCCCCCAGGATATGTCCTATGATGAGTTCAGGGCTGCCTACATGCGCAATCAGCCATGGGCTGCGGAAACGTGGAACGATGCTCGTGAACGAGGACTGAGAGCTGATTACTTAGTCCGAGTTAGAGACGCGATCCAGCGCGGGGAGGTACTGTCTGAAAAGGTGCTCGAAGAGCACCCCGAGCTCCCCGGTCTAGCCGAACGCTATGGCGTGGCCCCCGCAGAGCCTGTTGCGCCAGAGGTCGCTCGCCCAGGGCGCACCTCCCCAACCGAACTCGAATGGGTGAAGAACAACCTGCGGCAGGGCGGTATAGAGCTTTTGCCCCAGGGCGAGACCAGCCCCATGATGCTGCCAGACGGCACGCCTTTCAAGCCGTCGGCCCCAAGTGGACTGCCGGTGCATTGGCAGGCGGCCATAGATGCAGGCTACGTCACCAGAGAAGAGCTAGAGCTTACGGAGGCATCGAACGAAGCTGTCGTCAACGGCTTGCTGAAGAAGGGCTGGCTTCGCTGGAAGGCCAAGGGCCTCTGGGAAGTATGGGACACATCGGATGACAAGCTGCGGATCGTAGAGATGGGCCTGGCGCAAGACGCTCGCACGGCAAAGGCAGGGGCCAGCATCTACATCGACGTGGCGAGCGAGAAGACCGTCTACGAAACCAGCTTTGACGCCCTAGAGCGAGCAGGGGGGAACCTGCGAGAAGCCCTACAGGGGGCCAAGCGCACGCCCTACGACCCAGCCGAGCCGATGGAGTTTGAGATGCCCGCCGAGGCAGTCCCCGCTGGGCCGTCCGCGCCCCCGGCGGCCAAAGAGCCGTGGGAGATGACGCGAGGTCGACACGTAGAAGTTATCGTCAGTGCCGTGCAGGAAGACATAACACGTGGCAAAGAGTACCTTATTGGTAGCCACGAGAGGCAAATAAGACTGACCAATCCTGCCCAAATGAGAGCGAAGAGCGGCGTGGCCGAAGTATACGGCGGGAGGAGAGCTGGAGTAGCGGACTGGCTGACGATTCCCGATAACACGCTGGACAATTGGGCTGAGAGATTGGGGATTGCGCCACTTGGCGGGCCAGAAGGTAGGTTCGCAAGGACAGAACGTGCTCTCTCCGAGGGCGAGTCCCTTCGCCCCGAAGTCCTAGCCGAGTACCCCGAGCTGGCGGAGAAGTACGGGGAGGCAGTAGTGCCGGAGCCAGTGCCCACGCCGCCTGTCGCGGAGGCCGCGCCACTAGCCCCCGAACTGCCCGCCGAGATACCGCCGACACTCTCTGCTCTTCTGGACAAGGCCGAGGAGACGGGGAAGCGCAGTTGGCGCAGGACTGGGGAGAGCGCGGAGTTTGAGGCGTACCGACTGCTGAGGCAGATGGCCAAACGGGGCGAGGCCACTCAGGAGGGCCAGGAGGTTACTTACGAGAGCGACAGGGGCACGTTGGCCATCATCGGCTCATACACTAACGATGTTCCGTCGGCAACGGTGACATTCACGCCGAGGGCGGAGGTAGCACCAGAGGCCCCCGCACCAGAGGAGCTACAGCCTTGGGTTGAGGAGTGGCCAGAGACAGCCGCCGCGGACGCAATGACGGAGGAGATTCAGCGGGAGCAGCGAGAGATAGAACTGGCAGAGGAGGAGGAGACGGGCTTACGGGCACGGTATGGGGAACTAGAGGAGCCACCAGAACTGCCCGAAGTCTCTATAGAAGCTATGGAACCAGTCTATCGTGGGAGTATAGAGCGTGTCCGCTCAACCATGAAAGACAGGCTGGATTACCCCGAAGAAGAGATAGCTCTCAAGGGGATTGAAGATGCTCTAAATGAGGTACGCAAACAGCGGGGGGATCAGCCGATAGATGCCGCTCTTCTGCGTGAGGTCTTAGAAGGCCCGCTTAATCTAGCCAAGCCCAAGACAACAGATAGCTTGTCAGATGTCCTCAGTAGGATGTGGCCTTATGTCCGTGTTCCGTATGCACCTGCGCTATTGGAAGAATTAGGTGTATACGAAGATTGGCACGCCTGGGGTAGCCGACTAGAGAAAATCGTCGCCTCGGAGGGACAAGGGGATGCTTCCATCGCTCGGCTACGGCAAGCAGCAGTGAATGCTGACGAAAGAGCTGCTGTCATTGCAGACCTGGGCGGTTCTGCCGAGTTGGTGAAGCACGCGAGAAAGCAAGGCGCAGTCTTCTTGAACGCCGCAAACATACGTTTGGAAGGCATGAAGACCTCGCTCGCTAGCCGCAGAGAAGCCGAGAGAGAACGGGAGGCGGAGCATCTTCAGAAACTTCAGGAGAGTTGGCAACCTCCTGAGAAACTGCCACGTGGCTCAGTCGGGGCGTGGGAGGGGATGATTCTGGAGCGTGGCCGTTTTCTTGCCGACGGCTTTATGATACTCGATAGTGAGCAAGCCCGTGCAATCAAACTCCTAGACCAGATTCGAGTCCGCCTAGCAAAAGGCCGAGGAGAGCCAAGAGCGCAGGATGTAGGGAAGAAGCTGTTTGACCGCCTCGTCTCAGAGGCCAACCAGCCCCTAGAACCCTTGGGCCAGATAACACCAGAGGGCCAGGAATTGACCGCAGCATTCGCCTTTGATGATGGTCAGTTGATAGGTTTGGACCCCAAGCGGCTAGGTCTTATCTATACCCTGACTCACTTTGACCAGGTAAAGGGAACAGAACCCAATAATCCCGTGGTTCTCTACCGCGAGGGAACTCCCGCTGCTATCCTGATGCCTATTCATTATGACCGTGTTACCCTTCCTTCGGTGGACTTTCTGCGAGACATACTGGCCCGCCATCGAGAGGGTGCGGTACTCCCAGTAAAGCCCGTGCCAAAGCCCCGTCCCCAGCAGGAAGCAGGGCGGATCGCCACCGAGCGATTGCGGGAGTTGCTGGCTGCAAATCCAGAGGGAGTGTGGATTCCAGCACAGGCGCGAATCAAAGTGGGGACACGCGACTACTTGGTGAACCAGCCGGATATTCTGAGGATGTTGGGCGCGGAAAGTCTGGGCGGGAACCGTTGGAGACTAGCTCCAACTGTAGAACCCGCAGCCGTAGTGCCGCCTGCTGCGGAAGTCCCAGCGGTTGCGCCAGAGGCGGCCCCCAAACCGCTCTGGGAGATGAATCCCATAGAATTGGAAGAAGCTGCTACGCTGGCTAAGCACGCGGAGGTTGACGTTGAAGCCCGCATCTTTGGTGCGGAAGGAGCAAGGCGCTATGCAGCCCTTCAGCGACGTGCTAACAGCGCCACGGCTAGCCGCGAGGCTGTTGAGGAAGCCGATGCGCAAATTGAGCGCATGGAAGCTGGTCTTACTGAAGCACAACGTCAACGCTTGTTCGGTCTGACCGAAGTGGGATACACGCTTGACGAGGTCGAAGACTACAGGGATGCACTTGGATTGTTGGACTTCGATTCCCCGCAGGCTTTAGGGCGCTCTCTGGGGCGTGTCCTGACCCAATTGCCAGAGACCCTCGACCCTACGGCGATGGCACAGCCGGAACGCATAGCTTATGCGCAGATGCGATATGCCTTCCAGTTTGTGCAGGAAAGGGGATGGGACACAGGCGTTGTTTCAGAGGCGGCTATTAGAGCGGCTGGTGCTCGCTTCCCTGACCCTGAAGATGCTAGGTATATGCTACAGCGTTTCCTGCGTTCTGAAGCTCGGCCACTTGTACCGGCCCTCCTACCCGCGCCGGTTGCGCCAGAGGCGGCACCGCCTATCGCAGAGGCAATGCCAGTAGAGGCCCGTGTTAGGCGAACCCCGATGGAGCGCGTGCAGGTCACTGACGAGATAGCTAGCTTGCGGGCACAAATCAGTCGCAGCACTAACCCGACGGACAGATTCTTCCTGGAGAAGATGCTAGACGACAGCCTTGAGGCTCAGCGTCGTGGTGTGAAAGAACTTACGCGGCCTGTTTCCTCACGACCCGAAACGGGTTATGACCGCCTTGAGATAGAAGGTGTCTCGTATGAGGCACCTAGCACCATGACAGGTCAGGAGGTGCTAGATGCTGTAAGACAAGGCCGAGTGACAGAACTGCCCCAGGCACCGCCAGTCGAGGCCGCGCCTACCACTCCCGTAGCTCAAGCCGTAGCCCAGCTACAGCAAGCCGTCCAGCAACTAGCGGGGGTGCTGACGCCTGCACCAGTGGCTCCCGCCGAGGCGGTTCCAGAAGTAGCAGTGCCAGAGGCAGTTACACCTGCGGCAGCAGCTCCGCCAGCGGTTCCGCCAGAAGAGCCACCAGTTGGGCCACCAGAAGCAGAGGAGGCAGAACCAGTAGCAGCGGGAGAGGGCTTGCCACCGGATACAGTTCAGCCTGGCGAGTCCGTTGTGCCCCTGCCACCACAGGAACCAGGACAGATTGTTGTCCCCCTTCCTGACTATGACACCATAGCTGGGCAGATGTTCCGGCCCGACGCCATGCGCCGCTTTGCGCAACGGGCAGCACAGAAGGGCAAGGCTCTGGAGCGAGTAACGCGTTGGGTGAGTCCGGCGGCGTTGGCCGAAGACCCCTTGAGCCAGGCACTCATCTCCTACCACGTCACTGAGGACGCGGCCCAGTCCGCAAAGCGATTAGCACTTGCCCAGTTGCGGGTCGTGGGCAAAGACATCCGCACAGACAAACAGGCACGGGCCATTGGGATCACCCCCTTGAGTCCTGAATACGGCTTGGCGATAGGCGACGTGCTACAGTGGCCGCATCATTATGAGATGACAGAGGCGCAAAGACAGAAGGTCAAGCTGGCGCGGCGCATAGTGCGTGAGATGTCGGCACTATTGAAGGCAGAGGGCGTGCCATTTAGGGAACTCGGCATCCCAGAAGGCGGCGAATACTTCCCTCGGTTTGTGGAGGCTGTGGCTGGAGCCGAGAAGGAGATTAGGGCGAGGGTCGTTGGTGGCAGGGTAGGCAAGAAGCAGCCATTTCAGAGAGCGCGTTTCTACGAGACGATGGAAGAGGGTATCCAGAAGGGAGTGACCTACGCTGGCGATTTGGAGCAGATAGTTGGCCTCTACCTTGACTCAGGGTACAAGGCCATGAACGATCTACGTCTTGCTAGGATAGTCAAGCCACTAGGTGAGACCATCACCGAGCGCATCCCAACCCCGATTAGGATAGCGCGGGAGAAGGCTATCCTGGGGAAGCGGGCACTGACCAGACTTGACCAACTCATCAAGCGCACGCGTCGTGGGGAGGATGTCCCTGACGCTTCGATTCGGGCCATTGCCGCAATCAGACCCGATCTTGCTGAGGAGTTCCGTGCGGCCCAGTCGGAGATTCGAGAGATGGCCGTTCCGACTGGTCGTGAGGTGTTTCAGACATGGCCCCGTCATCCCTTAGAGCTACGACTACAGGGTGAGTTGACCAGGGTGAACGCAGACCTTGCCTCAGCGAAGCTCGCCCATGCCAAAGCCAGGGAGCGAGCGGCAACGGCAAGGGCAGGGGTCGAGGGATACATCTGGCATCCCGCCTTCTCTGGGCGGATATTCCCGATCGAGGTGACGGACAAGGTAGAGCAGGCTTTGAGGCCCCAGACCAACGCCTTCTTGAGAGCTACAGGGTCTGTTTCGGGAGCCGTTCGCACCCTGGGCACCGCCATGGACTTTTCGGCTCCAATGATACACGGACTGCCTATGCTGGCCCGCAATCCGAAGGTCTGGGCAAAGGCGACACTGACCCACTTTCAGGCGTTTGTGCATCCGCAGACCCTCGAACGCTACCTTGTAGCCAACTACGATACTCTCAAGGAGATGCTGGCTCATCGGGTGGACATAGGGCCAAGCGAGTTCTATGAGTCTCTGGAGCAGGGAGGGTTGCTGACGCGGGTTCTGCCCAAGATCGTAACGCAACAGGTCTTTGGCCGATTTGGGACATCGTTCAATGCGTGGGGATTAGTGGCACGGGTTGAGTTCTGGAAGGCCATGCACAGGACTGCCGAGCGTGCTAACGCCCTACCGGAATTGGGCGAACTCATCAACCACATGACGGGCACGCTCTCCACCAGGGGCCTGGGCGTGAGTCCGACGCAGAGGGCAGGGGAGAGCGGTGTACTCTTCTATTCGCCGCGATACACCAGAGCAGCGGGAGCACTCATACTCGATATGGCGGGTTTCTGCAAGCCCAAACCAGAACCGCTGGCTGCTGGTGCATCGGAGGAAGAGCGAGCGGCAGCCGAGGAAGAAGCCGACCGCGTCTACCAGGCTAGCCGATGGAAGGCGGGCGAGGCCCTGCGAACGCTGGCGTCGTTGGCAATGGGGGGCCTGGCATTACACATCGCTGTCTCCAAACTGCTGGGCCAAGAGCCGAACTTAGACCCCGAACAGGGCAAGTTTATGACCGTGAAGGTAGGCGATGCGCATGTGGGGCCTGGTTCCATCTGGACATCCCTGGTGCGACTGATGGGCGAGATATACGAGACGGCTACGGAGAATCCAGAGGGTTTTGTGAGTCTGAGTGGCAGCGCCAATCCATTCTTGAGGTGGTTTCGTAGCCGCATCGCTCCAGCTCCTGCTCTGGCCTGGGACTTGGCGACCAAAAGGACGTGGCTGGGCGAACCCCTGGAGACGCCAACGCAAGTTCTCGCCCACGTTGGCAGTCGGCTCCTTCCCTTCTGGCTCGAAGAGTACCTGATGCAAGAGGAGAACCCAGGATGGGAAGGTCTGCCAGGACAGTTGGCGGGACTACGAGTTTGGGGTCTTTCTCCTTGGGAACGACAACATGAACTCGAAGAGGAACTAGCCCAGGAGGTCTACGGCCAGACCTGGACGGAACTGAGCCGAGCCAAACAGGAGGGATTGCGAGGCGCATATCCGCTTCTACAGAAACGAACGGAGCGAGCACGGGAAGTTGGGGTGCAGCGTGGCTACGAAAGCTCTATCTTCTGGCAGGAGGTTGAGCAGCAACGGAAGCCTATGGAGACCGAGATAGAGCAGTTGAATGCGGCCATGAAGAGCGGACAACTTACGGGAAACGAATACCGCGAGCGGTTGCAGGCACAAGAGATGCTGATGGCTATGGTGCCCAAGCAGCTCAAGGCTACCGCGAGGTACAAGGACCTGCCCATCACGGAACAGGAAAGGTGGGAAGCACAGGGCAAGAAGGGTGCGCCACCTGAGCCGGAGAATCTGACCGATCTTTTCATGGATGCGTACTACGGCGTGCCCGATGCTGTCCGTGACCCAGACACGGGGCTGGTGGATGCGGGTGACGTGGTGCGCCGCAGAGAAGAGGTGAAGCGGTACTATCCGCCAGAGGTTGTGGCGGAGGCGATGGAGTACATCAACAGACGGCGCAACCCTGAGTACGTCCAGGCCCTTGAGTTGTACCGCCAGTACATGGCCATTCCGCAGTACATAGGCTTGACCGACGAACAGGCTGACATGGCTAACACGGCGATACGCAAGCACAGGTCGCTGAGGAGAGCCAACCCCTATATTGACAGCGAAGTGACCTGGGCCGTCTACGCGCAGCAAGACCCTGAAGGCACGTACTATGGCCGGATGGCAGCAAAGTTGCGCAACCCAGAACGGCGGTACTTTTGGGCTATGCACCCACTTCTGTCCCGATACTTTGGCGACGTATCTGGAGAGGAATTGGAGATGCTGGGGGAATACGCCTCGATGGGCACAACCCCAGGCTTCTCACCCGTCGGTATGTGGGCGCAGGCGATGGGGCAGCCCAGCTTTGCACAGTCGCCGATCCAGATGTGGGCCAGGGCAGGGCTAGGATAACTCAGAGCAAGAAGAGTCCTTATCAGACAGTAGTCGAGTGACTATCACACAAGGAGAAAAGAAATGGCAAGCAACTTCAAGATAGCGGATGCTTTTGTCAACGCAGCGGTAGATGCAGCACTTGCACTGCTCAACAGTGGGAAGCTGCAAATCTATGACGGCACCCAGCCAACCGATGCGGACACGGCTGTTGGTGCTCAGGTGAAATTGGCCGAGCTGACCTGGAACGCCACGGCTTTTGCTGGGGCCGCAGATGGTGTGGCGGAGGCCAACGCCATCACTGCGGACTCGGCTGCTGACGCAACGGGGACGGCGGCCTGGTTTCGGGCACTCACGAGCGCGGACGGGAAGATGTTCGACGGCACTGTGGGCACTTCGGGCTGCGACCTGAACATCAACAGCGTGGCCATCCAGATCAACGCTGCGGTGTCATGCACGGCGTTCACGTTCACCATGCCGCAAACGGCCTAGTCTAGTGTGGGCCAGGTTCGCCTGGCCCCAAGAGAGAATGAGGGATGCCTTTGTCCGGCTCGTGTAAGGACGTAGGTGATGGCTAACTGGGTTCGGGAAATCCTAGAAGCGAATCCTGACCTGGCGGCGTTGCCCGTTGCAAAGCGGGCACGTCGCAGTCTGCATCTGCGCCGTCCCGACGGCAAGATTCTGGGCCTGTTCACGGGCGCACCCTGTCACTATCAGGACGACCAGGGCCAGTGGCAGGCCCTGGACACCATGCCCTTGTACGACGTGGGGCGTGGTCTGTGGTACTGCCCTGGCCTGAACGTGGTCATCACGGGCGAGGGCGTGGTGCGCCTGGGCGACTACAGTCAGTGGACGAAGCGCATCGGGCTGTTCAGGCCCAGCACGATGGAGTTGCTGGCGACGCGCGACGTGCCTTTGGGACAGAGGGAGGGCGACGCGCTGGTTGCCGAACGCGACGAATGGCGCGTGGAGCGGCGGATCACGGCTACGGGCTACCGCGAATTGCTGACCCTGAAAGTCAGGCCCGACATTCCACAGGCACAGGTGGGCGACTTCCTGGTTCTGGAAACGCTGGTGGGCGGCGTCACTCTGCCGAACGGCTGGGTGGAGGGCGAGTATGCTATCTCTGAGCATTGGTCGCCTATGCCAGTGGCCTGGGACGCGAACGACGAGCCACTGACGTGCCGCAGATACTGGCGAGACGGAGTGCTCTACACCGGCATCCCCGTGACCGAACTGGCCCACGCCGTGTACCCGATAACCATAGACCCCGACTTCACGGGCAGCACGGCGGATGGGATGGTCTATGGTAGCAATGCGGATTATGCTACTGCGAGGAGCACCGCATCC